CTTTCTTCGTGTTGACGGTCTTGGTATGGTGAAGGCTGGTTTTGTTTGTCAATTATCAGCAGGCTTAGTAGGTTGTATTGACCTTCATAATATTAGGCTGTATGGTATTGATGAAAAGATTTTAAAGTTACCAAAGTCTTTGAAGTCTCAAGATAAAAGAGATGAAAAGATAAACAAGTACATTTCTATATGTCACAATATAGGTACTGAAAATCTTTGGGATACTTGGTGTAATTTTCTTGCAACAAAAAATTCAGTGTGGTCTAATGGCTTTGAAGTTTCAAAAGTACATTACGATTACTTGATGGTGTAAAACTAAACTTGGAGTTTATCATGGAAAACGTAGTATCTATTTTCAATAAAGCACTTGTTTCTGATTCGCCTTTTTCAGACGATCATGATGCTAACTTTGAAGTATCAACAGTTCCTCTAATGTATTTTGATGACAACGATGGCTGGCATCATTCATCTAAAGTTGCGATAGTTCGTACAGATACTATGCAAGAACTTGGAGTGCATGGCCCTAAGTATAAGCCTGTCGCCCCAAAGAAACTTATTCAGGCCCAACGCGATATTATTATGCGGAGCGGTTTAAACACTGACGGTATCAAAGAAGATATACAAACCAGCCACAACGGTAGTCGCACGTTTGTAAAATATACTTTACCGAATCATACTTACGAGACTCCAAAAGGTGACAATGCTTCTTTAGTTTTATTGGGCATCACATCTTTTGATAGTTCTTGGCCCTTCATGATGAGTGTCGCCGCCCACCAGTTTGCTTGTCTTAATCTTCAAGTATTTACTTCGGGTGAGATTACAGTATTCAAGGGCCGACACACTCAGAACCTCGACGTTGATCGCGGCTCTAGACTTATTGTAAAAGCTTTAGAAGTATTTGAGACTGAACGAGAAACGTGGCATAAGTGGAGTAATACTACTGTCGATGAACAGCAAGCTATGTTTGTTTTTGCTGAAGCCGCTGGGTGTTTAGATCAAGTAAAGGCTTTGATTGCTGGGGGTGCTAGTAATTGGTCAGAGATTTTTGACGGGCTACCGCGATTTAATAGTGTCTTAAATTATCTTTGGCGAGAATGGGCTACATACAAATCAAGGCTTGGCAACAATAAGTGGGCGCTGTATAATACTCTCACTGATTGGTCAACTCATGCTCCTGCCGCTAGAAAAGCTTCGGAGATAAACATTGCCTCAGTGCGACATAAAAGACAAGAGGTTGTCAGGAAAACTGTCCACTCCTCAGTATTCCAAGCCGCCGCTTAAATCTTGTGTCGTATTGTCCAGCCCTTTGGAAAGGATTCCAAGGGGCTTTTTTATGGGTGAATGATTATGATGAATACGGAAGAAATTATTAATGATTTAGTTATCCTACATCTTTATACCCTGCCGCACACTGATTATGCCCAGCTTCGTCGGGACTTGGAGCGGTATGCAAAACTCAAAGACAAAGATATAGAAAATATTTTGTGGCGAATTCGCAAAGGAGATTGGTGATGCGAAAACAAGACAAAGAAAGAATGATAAATACTAAAAGGCTAGTCAGGTCAGCAATGACTGATGAGGATTATTGTGCTTTTATTATGGATTGTCTGCATCAAGAACAGATCCATTGGTCTTTGGAAGATATACATAAATTCTGGGACGATGCCGCAAAGTCTAGCGACACCGTTGAAGAATGGATCAACAACCATAGAGGAAAGTGATATGTATTATGTAACCCCCTACAAAAACAACGCTGGCGGTATGGTTATTTGGCGACACGTTAAAAGATTAAAAGATTTCAAAGCCGATGAAGGTATTGAGTATCTTGTCGCTAAGACTAAAAAAGAAATGGATATTAATATGGGTAGCTCGTTACCAATCTATATTGGATTGAACGGTGAGCTAAAGAAGTGTAGTACATATGCGTTGTATTTATTTTAGGAGTTTGTTATGAGACTAACTAAACCTCAACAAAAATCTCTTCATTATAAATGGATTTATTGGAATGATGGTAAAAGTTATTTGAGGTTTCGACGCTCAGTCCAAAATATTATTGGGGGCGATGGTGCTGTCTGTGTACAATGGAATGGTATGTGGTTAGCAATAGAGCGTGATGGATACACACATTCTTAGGAGAATATTATGAATAGGTTAGAAGAACTTCAATTCTGGAGACAATTTTTTCGTGACCAAAAATCAGACCATCTAAAATACTATAGACGCTATAAGCGTTTGTTAGGTGAAGATGATAGCCTGACTCGTTTTATGCAGGGCTTTGCCGAAGGTTATACCAGCCCTATTAGTGTGATGGATACTCTTATAAAACATGAGGAGGTAAGAAATGGGAACAGCTAGTATGTATGGCAATCAGGTCATGGAAGCAGAGCTTGATTGTGATTGGATGACAACGGATGTTCAAATAGAATTTGTAAATCATGGTGACGAGGAGAAATTAGTTGAAATTGTTTCAGTTAAATCTCATGGGGTTGACATCACTAGCTGGGTCAACATGGATTATATGTTTGATCTTGTTCGAGATTATATAGATGAAGCCGACTATCATTGGTCGGATCATGGAGACTAGATATGAGTAATTCTTATTACCGATACAACTGCTCGGTCTGCAACGGCACAAACTTAATATGGCGCGGCGATGTTTACTGGAACAGCCTAGAAAAAAAACTTGATGTTAGTCAGGTTGATAGTAATACAGATGCTTATTGCGATGACTGTGATGAAGAAGTGAAAATTAAAGACAATGGAGTACGGCCTAATGATATCGACTGAAATGCTTTGGCATGATTCAATCATTCGTATTTACGAACAACAAGACGGCGAAAAAGAAATGAAACTTTTGCATGAAATTAAATTTTCGTGCGAAGGAATAAACAGAGATGAGCAAGCGGTCTTGGTTGCGAAGGCGGCACACGCTCTAGCAGATGCTTATCAGTATTGTATGGATGGTAACATTCATATCGCAACTGTACATATGAATAGCTTTGTTAATATGTGTTAGAGGATATTAAATATGAATTGTGATTACTGTGGCTGTGGTATACACAGCGAGGAAGACGAGGTTATATTACACGGCAGACCCAAAGAGGACGCCATGCACTACCACAGATGGTGTTACGAACGAGTAGCAGAAGCAGAACAAGAGATAAAAACAGGCGAGCGCGTAGAGGACTTACTATGAATATCTTTTATCGAAGTAAATGTCCGAAGAAAGCCGCAGAAAGTTTATGTGACCAGCATATCGTAAAGATGCCGCTAGAAACCGCACAGATTCTTTCTACTGCTCATCGTTTCCTTGACGGTAATCTTGTTGAAGGTCGCACTGAATCAGGCCGTAAGGCTAAACGCTGGGTCATGGATAAACATGATGATAAGTTTTATCTTGCGGCTCATGTCAATCATCCTAGTACAGTCTGGGCTAGACAAAGTAAAGAGCATTACGAATGGTTGTATGAACACTTTGAAGCCCTCAGTACAGAGTTTGAAAAGCGCTTCAATCATAACCATAAGAGTTGGGATAAGTTAAAGTTCTTTACTAGCAAAGCCCCGCAAAGCATTGAGATTAAAGGATTTGTTGACCCGCCCCAGTGTATGCCCGACGAGTTCAAAGATCCTGACACTGTTACAGCATACAACAAATATTATGAATTTAAATTTTTTGATTGGTTACAGAAAGGGAGGCCAATGAGGTGGACAAAGATCGCATAAAACATTTTATTTACACCATGCCAGAATATTGGTATGCTTTTGGAATAATTGTTTTCTTTAGTGTTGTTTTTATATTAACTGATTACATTTAATATGGAGGTAAGTTATGAGTATTGATGATGTAACACCAGAAGAATGGAATAAGATTAGATCTAGTACTATAACCGGAAAGCTTTATCATCCTCAAGATAAACATAATGCTGTTACAAAACCACAGCACTACAACAAAGGCGGTATAGAAGCAATTGATTATATCAAGCAACAGCTTGGCCCCGGCTTCAATGACTACTGTGCTGGAAATGTTATGAAATATTTACATAGATTTAAATACAAAAATGGTGTAGAAGATCTTAGGAAGGCTCGTGTTTATCTTGATTGGTTAATACAGGAAAGCTCAAAATGAAATTTGATGACTATCAAAAAGCTGCCGCTGAGACTGCACAATACAAAGATATGTTTTATCCTATTGCATCTTTGATGGTTGAGTCAGCAGAACTATCTGATTTATTTATTAAGCCTATGTTAAGAGGCGACGATAAAAATGTCAATAGAGATGATGTGATATCAGAAGCCGGTGATGTCCTTTGGAATCTTTCTATGTTATTAAAAGATCAGGGAGTTGACTTGTCTACTGTTGCGGAGTATAATCTCTCTAAACTCCGCAGCCGTGCTGAACGTGGAGTGATAAAAGGTTCTGGAGGTAATCGTTGAAAGTTATACAAGGTAATTTTAAACAAGATAAAAAGAAATCTCTTAACGATAAAGTTACTGAAGGTCTTAAAAAATTACAAGACTCTTCAAACGAAGAAGAGTTAAGATATCCTTTTATCTTAATAGTTGATACTGGAGAAGACTTAAGAGTAGTATCTGATATTGATATGGAAAAGTTTAATCTTCTATTAGATCTTGTAAAGATGACTATACTTACAGGAGACTATGAGTAATGGATGAGGTTTTTAATGTTGAAGATCATCTTTGTCGTGCATTTGTTATGGGGCTAGGTACTGGCTTACCATCTTCAGACGCCATGAGAAATATGATTAGTTGGATTAATCTAATGTCAGAAAAGGAGGCAAAAGCATTGACTGAAGATTATGTTATTAGTTGTATTCCGCGTTACATCACTTTCTTGTTTAACAAATCTTAAGGAGATTTTATTATGGCACTTGTTGAAGGCATTGCTTATTGGGCTTCTGTTACTACACCTAATACAACTTATACCCCTGTGTATACAGTTAATCTTGTAGTAGATGATGAGGTTGCAAATGATTTTAGATCTCGCGGCTTTACGGTTAAAGACATGGAAGAAGGCCCAGCCCTTTTAATTAAACGTAAAGTTAATGGCCCCAATGGTATGATTCGTTCTGCCCCAAAACTTTTAGACCGCAACAAACAGCCATTAAATGTTGCTGTTGGTAATGGTTCAAAGGTTCGTGTTCAATACAAAGAGTGGGAAACTACTTGGAATGGTACTTCATATAAAGGTCTAGACTTTCAGGCCATGCAAGTATTAGATCTTATTGAATATGCAAATCCAGATGGAGCAGAGTTTGATATTGTTTCTGATGACAACGATGGAGATGAATTATAATGAATTATAGATACACGCACGAAGATAAAACCTATGATGTTGAGAAGTTGTCTGGCGAAGGTCAGGCAACATTCAATCTTCTTGTTACTGTCCAACAAAGAATGGACGCACTGCAAGCAGACTTAACAATCTTACAGGCTTCTTCAGTTGCTCTGCATTCCAAGATGCAAGAGTTCCTTGAAGATGAAGCTTTGGTTGAGGACAATGAAACGGAGGAATAAACATGGGCGACTTTGTGGCCTATCAAAAACCTTGTCCAAATTGCGGAGGCAGCGATCCTGTCTCCGTAAATCAAAACGGTTCTGCAAAATGTTTTAGTTGCGGGACTTTTTTTAAAGACTATGAATCTGCAATGGGAGGCAACGTGGCAGACTTTAATAGCTTCAAAAGATCTAACGACAACAATTCATTTAAGGATACACAAAGTGTGTTTTATCATGCACTAACAGACAGAGGGATATCCCTTGAAACTGCAAAGAAATATGGCGTCCGGTCAGTCAAGGATGAAGCCGGTAAAATTATTGAACATCATTATCCAGCGTACATAAACAATGAAGAAGTCGCTACTAAAATTCGCAGAGAAAATAAAGTATTTACTTGGTCAGGTTCGTCCAAAGGAACTGGTCTTTTTGGTCAGCAAGTGGCGCAGACGGGCGGCAAATACATTACGATCACTGAAGGTGAATGTGATGCTATGGCGGCATACGAACTTCTGGGGAGTAAATGGCCGGTTGTATCTGTTAAGAATGGAGCGCAAGGCGCACTCAAAGATGTCCAAGAAAATCTTGAGTTCCTTGAATCGTTTGATACGGTGGTCATTTCATTCGACAACGACAAGCCCGGAAAAGAAGCCGCAAAGAAAGTGGCGCGTATCCTCAAGCCCGGAAAAGCTAAGATCCTCAATCTCCCACCTGAGTTCAAAGATCCTAATGAGATGCTCAAGCTGGGCCACCACAAAGCTTATGTTACTGCGTGGTGGGGTTCAAAACTTTATACGCCGTCTGGGATTCTAAACGTCAGTGAAGAGCGCGATAACTACAAGAAGCGCGAGAAGAAAGAATCAGTACCTTATCCTTGGCACGGCCTCAATGATAAGCTTGAAGGCCTAAGACAAAAAGAATTAATAACTTTGACGGGAGGCACAGGCCTTGGTAAGTCTAGTGTGACGCGAGAGCTTCAGCACTGGTTGATTACTAATACTAATGATCGTGTTGGTGTTATCGCTCTTGAAGAAGATTGGAGGCGTACAGTAGATGGTATACTTTCTATTGAAGCCAATGATCGTCTACACATTGATAGCGTTAGAGCCAAGTATACCGAAGAAGAAATAGATAATTTTTTTAATGTTCTTTATGGAGGACACAACGAGAATCGTGTTTATATTCATGCACACCTTGGAATGAATGATGTCGATAGTATCTTTTCTAAATTACGTTTCATGGCTATAGGCCTTGAATGCAAGTGGATAGTATTTGATCACCTTCATATGCTATTGTCGATGACAACAGATGGTGATGAGCGCCGAAACATAGATTCTATTATGCACAATTTTAGAACGCTGGTTGAAGAAACTGGAGTTGGCTTGATTCTTGTTTCACACTTGCGTAGGATTGATGGTAATCGTGGGCATGAGAATGGCATTGAAGTAAACCTTAGTCACATGAGAGGTTCTCAAAGCATCGCACAGTTATCTGATTGTGTAATTTCTCTTGAGCGTAATCAACAATCTGAGGATCCAATTGAGGCCAGCACAACAAGAGTTAGAGTTCTTAAGTCTCGTTATACTGGCGACACAGGAATTGCTACGCATCTCTTCTATGATAAAGATACTGGCAGGCTCAGTGAAATATCAATGGAAGCAGAAGAACAAGATGAGCTTGAATTATGAAGAGCATAGTATTTGACATTGAGGCTGATAGCCTTGAGCCTACAAAGATCTGGTGTATTGCTGCTGTCGATCCCGACTCAGGCGAGACAAAGACCTTTGGGCCTACTGAGATTGTTCAGGGGCTGGCTCATCTATCTACAGCCGACAAGCTGATAGGCCATAACATTATTGGTTATGATCTCCCAGCCATAAAAAAAATACACAACATAGATCTTGCAGATGGTAGAGCCATTGTAGATACATTAGTTCTTTCTCGACTGTTCAATCCTACTCGTGAGGGAGGCCATAGCCTTGAGTCTTGGGGCTATCGTATTGGCCTTCAGAAGATAGACCACACAGAGTTTGGTGAGTATAGTCCTGAGATGCTTAACTACTGTCGCAATGATGCCGTACTCAATGCAAAGATGTTTAATAATCTTAAGCTTGAGTCTCGTGGTTTTAGTCGGCAGTCAGTTACTCTTGAGCATGAGACACTAAAAATTATTGCTGATCAACGCGAGCATGGATTTCTTCTGGACGTTAAAGCCGCAAGCCTTCTGGTTGCTGAACTGACTGACCGCCTAAAAGAAGTTGAGCGCGAAGTCCAAAAAACCTTTAGGCCCAAGCAGCTTAAGACCACACTACTGGCTCAGTTTACAAAGACAGGTGCGCTTTCTAAGATGGCTCTCGTTGAGGGATCAACAAAGAAAAGCAGGCTGACTCAAGAAGAGTATGAAGAAATTGCAATTAAGCGTAAGGCTGTACGCATTGAAGAAGTACCATTCAACCTTGGATCACGCAAACAGATAGGTGAATATCTAATTGACTTTGGTTGGGAGCCTAAGAAGTTTACTCCTACGGGCCAACCAATCGTTGATGAATCTACTCTCAGTAAGATCACTGACATACCTGAAGCAAAACTTATTGCTGAATATCTATTACTACAGAAACGCATAGCACAGGCTACATCGTGGCTTGAGGCCACTCACGACGATGATCGTGTCAGAGGATTTGTAAACCCTAATGGAACTATTACAGGGCGCATGACGCACAATAGCCCCAATATGGCACAGGTCCCTAGTCTTGGTTCGCCCTACGGCAAAGAGTGTAGAGCCTGTTGGATTGTGCCTGAAGGATATAAGCTGGTTGGTATTGATGCCAGCGGCTTAGAGTTACGAATGCTTGCACACTACATGAAGGACGAGGACTTCAAAAATGAAATACTCCACGGAGACATACACTCAGCTAACCAAAGACTTGCAGGACTTGAATCAAGAAATCAGGCGAAGACATTTATCTATGCACTCTTATACGGAGCAGGAGATGAAAAACTTGGAAGTGTGGTTGGAGGAAACAAACGTGATGGTTCGGAACTTAGAAAGCGTTTCTTCGATAATCTCCCTGCATTTAAACATCTTAAAGACTCAGTTAGCAGAGCGGCTTCAAAAGGTTTCTTGAAGGGTCTTGATGGACGTAAGCTGTATGTCCGTTCTGAACACGCCGCACTGAATACTTTGCTTCAGAGTGCAGGAGCTATTGTTATGAAGCAGGCTATGGTAAACTTAAACCAAGCAATTAGATTGAATACTCTAGATGCAAACTTTGTTTGTAATGTACACGACGAATGGCAGCTAGAAGTAAAAGAGTCTCAAGCAGATTCAACAGGACAACTGGGGGTTGATGCAATAAAGCAAGCTGGAAAAGAGTTAGAGCTGTTCTGTTCTTTAGATGGCGAATATAAAATAGGAGATAACTGGAGTGAAACACACTAACATATCTCAGGATATCATAGACATTGCAAAAGAAAAAGCAGGCGCTATGGGAATAATAAATAATTCTATTACATCTGGAAAAGGAAGCACTCACGGGTTTCTTGGAGAGATAATAGTTTCTAATTTTTTAGAGGCCACAATAGAAAATACCTATGATTACGATTTAAAACTACAGTCTTTTACTATTGATGTTAAAACAAAAAGAGTTAATACGCCCCCAAGACCAAACTACGAATGCTCTATCGCCGCGTTTAATACAAAACAAGCCTGTAATTTTTATGTGTTTACGCGCATATTAAACAACATGGAAGAGGGTTGGATATTGGGATATCTTACAAAAGAAGAGTATTTTGATAGGGCAGTTTTTCTAAAGAAAGGTCAAACAGATCCAAGCAATGGATGGAGAGTAAGCGCAGATTGCTACAACCTACCAATAAAAGAATTAAAAAATATAGAGGATTTAAAAAATGTCTAATCAAGTAGAGCCTAACAGGGTCGGTGATCTAGCAGAACACTATGCCGTTACATGGCTGTGGGATAACGGCTATCATGTGTTCAAGAACTGTGGATGCACAGGGCCAGTAGATATTGTGGCTATGAGTCCAGAGGGAGAGATCACTTTAATAGATGTAAAGTCTTACAAAGATGGCAGGCTATCATCTAAGACTCCACTTCAAAAAGAACTTGGTGTACAATATTTACACTACAATTCAAAGACACGGAAGTGTCGCTTCGTAAGGCATAGAGCATGAAACTTGACACATTAATTGACGATATTTATGGACAGCTTTCAGAGTTATCCGAAGGCCGTGAATTTAATTTATCAGAAGAAGATCTGGACTTTACACTAGCTCGTATTAAAGATTCCGTTTTAGCATGGGCAAGGCCTTCAGAAAGAAACTCTGAGTTTACCTTGCGTATGTCTAACATTGGTCGCCCAGCTAGGCAGCTTTGGTACGAATACAATCTGCCATCTGAATCTTCAGTACCCTCTCCAGCCACACAAGTTAAGTTTCTTTACGGACATATCCTTGAAGAGATTGTTCTTATGCTTGTTCGTGCCGCAGGCCACAAAGTCAGTGACGAACAAAAAGAAATAGATGTTCGTGGGATCAAAGGGCATATCGACTGCAAGATTGATGGTGAGGTAGTAGATGTAAAGACTGCATCTAAGATAGCCTTCAATAAGTTTCGTGAAGGACGCCTGCGAGAAGACGATCCCTTTGGATATATGTCGCAGCTTGCTGGCTATGAAGAAGCTGAAAAGTCTTCTGAAGGCGGCTTCTTAGTTATTAACAAAGAGAGCGGTGAGCTTTGTCTATATCGCCCAGAAGAGCTAGACAAGCCCAACATAAGCAAACAGATTCAAGATGTTCGTAAAGCCTTGAAGCTGGCTACGCCTCCAGCAAGATGTTATGAGTCTGTGCCTGATGGCAAGAAAGGTAACATGAAGCTGAATAGAAATTGTAACTACTGTTCTTATAAGTTTGAGTGTTATAAAGACGCTAACAATGGTAGAGGCTTAAGAGCATTTAAGTATGCTAATGGCCCCACATATCTGACGCATGTTGAGGTTGCTCCAAGGGTAGAAGAGATTGTATGAATAGAAAAATAATGAAGCAGATTAATCGTCAGGTCGAGAAGATTTCTCTTCAATGGCTTCATAGTCTTATGTCAGAAGAAGAGGCAGCTAAAATTAGACCAGATAATTATAAAGATTATATGAAAATGAACAGCCATTATTTCGTTGAAGGTCAATTTTTTATGTCTGCCTTTACAGAAAATTGGACTCGTAAGAGGTTGAAGAAATTATATAGGCGTAATCCATCTAGACCTATTGACTCTTATAGTCATCTTGATTTATCATGATAGAGAATTTGCCGCTAGAAATTTTAATTTGTTATTGTGCAACAAAAATAATACAAGAAAAATATTTAGATGAGCAGGCATTAATACAGATCTATTATCATTTGCATCATATGTATGGTGATACGCAAGAAAAGGAAACAATACATTGAAACCAAAAATAAGGAAGGGTTCGCGGCCCCAAAGAGTTAGACGCCCAAAAGAAAAAAATGTTGTTTCTGGCTACGATTCAAACTGGGAATATGAACTACACTCTGGCATACTTAATCAATGGAGCTTTCACTCAGAGAAGGTTGATTATATTGTTGAGCATACTTATCACCCTGACTTTATCAAAGAGGTTGATGGAAAGAAAATTTATTTAGAAGCTAAGGGCCGCTTCTGGGATCATAGCGAATACAATAAATATGTTTGGATTGCTAAGGCTCTGCCTGAAGACACTGAATTAGTCTTTTTGTTTGCTGATCCCAACGCACCAATGCCTCAAGCAAAGCGCAGAAAAGATGGCACAAAACGCAATCATGCTGAGTGGGCATCTTCAAAAGAATTTAGATGGTTCTCTGAAGATAGCATTCCAGAAGATTGGATAGATGTAACAAAGCGAGGAAGCTTGGAAGATGATGAATGATCGAAAGCGCGAGCGCCTAGAAAAATTCAGCCGCCACAAAAGAAAGAAACACGAAGATAAAGATGAAGAACGCTTCAAGCCTCTGAAGAAAAGAAACAAATATAAATTAAATATAAATGATTTGAATACTATAGATGAGATGGAATGAAATCACCATGTACAAAGATATGCAAACTAAAGGATGATGTTTGTATAGGATGCGGAAGGAATCTAACTGAAATAAAAAACTGGTCAAAATATACCACCCAAGAAAGGAGTAATATAATTGGACGCTTATCAACAATACATACACAAAAGCAGATACGCTCGTTACCTACCAGAAGAACAGCGTAGAGAAACATGGGAAGAAACTGTCAACCGATACGTTAATTATTGGGTAGACAAAGGATACTTAAATGATTTCGATGTCTCAGAAATCTTTAAATCTATTTACGATCTAGAGGTTATGCCTTCTATGAGGGCGCTTATGACCGCAGGAGAAGCACTAGACCGCGACAATGTAGCAGGCTTTAACTGTAGCTATCTCGCTATTGATAGTCCTCGTGCCTTTGATGAGATGATGTATGTCCTTATGTGCGGCACAGGTGTAGGATTTAGCGTCGAAGAAAAGTACGTTTCTAAACTTCCAGAAATTGCAGAGGATTTCCATGCAACAGATACAGTCATTCATGTACCGGATTCAAAAATTGGATGGGCGAAATCGTTTAGGGAATTGGTTTCGTTGTTGTATAGTGGTCAAATACCAGAATGGGATACATCTAGAGTTCGACCTGCGGGTTCCAGCCTTAAAACTTTTGGAGGTAGAGCAAGTGGCCCAGAACCTCTTGTTGACCTCTTCAAATTTACAGTTAGATTATTTAACGGAGCGGCTGGACGAAAGCTTACGCCCCTTGAATGCCACGATCTTTGCTGCAAAATCGCTCAAATAGTTGTTGTTGGAGGGGTAAGGCGCAGTGCTTTAATCAGCCTCTCTGATTTACAGGACGATGATATTCGTCAAGCAAAGCATGGTGCTTGGTACAATACAGAACCCCAACGCGGCCTTGCAAATAATAGTGCCTGCTATACTAGCAAGCCTTCCTTTAATTTATTTTCTAACGAATGGAGTAGCCTACATGAATCACAAAGCGGAGAGCGCGGAATCTTCAGCCGTGCTGCAAGTCAAAAACAAGCTGCAAGAAACGGTAGACGGGATAGTGAACGAGATTTCGGAACGAACCCTTGCAGTGAAATCATCCTTAGACCAAATCAATTCTGCAACCTTTCAGAAGTGGTCGTCAGACCGGAAGATACGCTTAACAGTCTTAGGAGAAAAGTACGAGTTGCGACTATCTTGGGTACTCTCCAAGCTACCTTAACGGACTTTAGATACTTAAGAAATATCTGGAAAACTAATACTGAGGAAGAGTCTTTGTTGGGCGTTAGTCTTACTGGTATTCTAGACAACCCACTCCTAACCTTAGACAATCCTAACTTGGGATCTTTATTAGAGAAGCTACGCAATGAAGCCATCGAAACTAATAAGCTTTGGTCAGAGCGGCTTGGCATTCCTCAGAGTACAGCTATCACTTGCGTTAAGCCTAGCGGTACGGTATCCCAACTTGTAGATTCTGCGTCAGGCATACACGGACGTTATGCCCCTTATTATATTCGACGGGTTAGGGCTGATGTACGAGATCCACTATGTAAGGTCTTAGAAGACGCTGGAGTGCCTTGTGAAATAGATAACCTTTCACCCAGTACTAAGGTATTCTCGTTCCCTAAGAAGGCTCCAGAGGCTGCTGTGTTCGCCTCAGAGCAGACAGGAATGGAGCAACTACAGTTGTGGGCCGTATACCAAGAACATTGGTGTGAACACAAGCCTAGCATCACAGTCTATTACCGTGACTCAGACTTTCTTGAAATCGGTAATTGGGTATACAATAACTTTGATACAATCTCTGGCATATCTTTCTTGCCGTATGACAATCATACATACGCTCAAGCCCCCTATGAGCAGATCACAAAGAAAGAATATAATGAGATGATGAAAGGATTCCCAGAGTCTTTTGATTGGGATTTGAATGAGTCAGATGACTTTACAGAGGGGTCGCAAACATTAGCTTGCGTTGGTGGAGCTTGTGAATTATAATTAAAAGGAAGCGGTATGAAAGAAGGAACTATTATTGGCTTTAAGATCTTGATAGACTCAGATGGTGTTCTAGTCACTGAGCATACTGAGTTACCAGATCATCACATCGCCAAGGTCTTCAAGGAAGAAGAGTCTCAAGTATTAATTCGTGCGGCGATTAGATCCTTTAAAGAAATTACCGGGGATATACACGCAAAGTTAGA